GGGCCGGGGAAACGACCGCGAAACGGCCCTCCTCCGGTACGTTGTCCGTGTCGAGCGTCACCGCAAGATCAACGAACGTGTCATACAGGTTCTTCGCGGTCGTGTGGATCGCAACCGTACCCAGGTCGTTGGCAGTGCCCTGGATGGCAGCGTTCATGGTCGAGAACAGGAACTGGTCGCCAATGTCACGCAGCTGGTACGTGGCGTTGTCGAGCGCCTGGTTCATCACAGCGCCACCATTGAGAGCCTGTGCGCGCTCAACATCGTCCAGCTCGAAAGCGAAGTACTTCTGCTGGTCGATGAGCAGGGCGCGGGTCGCGTCGTCGATGTCCTCGAACGTGATGTCCGTGTGCTTGGTGTACGTACCGATCGTCATGTCGTTGATCGACGTGATGTTCACGGTGTTACCAGCGCGCTTGATCTCGCCCTCGTAGTCGCGGTTCACAAGCTGACCGGCAACCGCCTTCTTGCGAAGCGCAACAAGAAGCTTCGCCGTCCAGAGTTCGGGAATGAAATTTACAACAGCCATTTTGGCTCCTTAGGAAGTCACGTCCCCTTGATGAGAGTGGAGACCTGCCCCGCCTCATAGGCGGCAACGATCTGCTCCGGGGTCATGGTGGATAGATCAGATTTGGAAAGCTGGGCGGGCGCAGATGCCTTGCCCTTCGCCCCCTGATCGGCGCCACCCTGGAAACGCTGCTGCTTCACAGCAAGCTCCGGGGCGTCAGCGAGCAGAGTCGCAATAGCGGCTTCGATAGCGTCAGCATCAACTTCTCCGTCTCCGTCAACCTCAATCGCTGAGGTATCAATGAGTCGCAGCGCCAGGGCAGGGTTCGAAACCTTGCCGGCCAGTGCCGCCTTCACTTCGAGGCGGGCAATCCGCTCATTCGCGGACTTCTGAGCTTCTTCGCGAGCCTCACGCCGCGCAGTCTCAATCGCCAGCTCGTCAGCAGGCTTGTCCTTATCGGCAAGCTGCTGCTCAAGCGCCTTCGCCTTCTTGTCAGACTCACGGCGAGCAAGACGCTCAGCCTTTAGAGCCTTCTGAAGACCCGCGGTGGGATCTTCAACTGCTTCAGCTTCATCGGATTCAACCGTTTCGGTCTCATCCACTTCTGCGTCGGCTTCTACTGCTTCCGTCGTCTCAACGGCATCGGTCATTGGAATCACTCCTGTTGGGATGGAAGAACGCCCATCGCAGACGCCCAATTGGCACCCCAAACGGGGCGATTCACCGCTTCACGCGGGAAAACTAAGACGGCAGATAGCCGTACTGACGAAGAAGAGCCTTCGCCTTCACCGGGTCACCGCCAGCAAGCTCAAGAATCGTCTCCGGCATCAACCGAACCGACGACGAACGCCGCGAACCATCAACGCGGTAAGACGAACCCGACTTCATGCGGTTCACGGTCGTCGTATATGCCTGAAACGGCTTACCGTCAGGCCCACGAAGGGTCCGTGGTGTTGCTCGAGCAACCAAGGAACCCTCTTGACGCACACGGAACATGCCAGCACGGGCATTGACCACCGAAGATTCAGACGCACCAAGCCGGATCGACTCAGCACCCGCCTTCGTGAAGATCCGGTCCTGCTCAGACTTCGACAATGAGTTGAAATACTCGCCAGCCGACGCATGAATACCCTTAGGTGCACCCTCACCATTCCGCACAGGAACCGTCGTGCACTTGCATCCAGGGTGACGTTCAAAGTGACGACTGAAGTTGCCAACGCCGGCGAGAATCGCACACCTCGAGCACGCACCAGGAGACAGGACACGCGCCATCTGAACCGTGCCGCGAGACACCGACGACACCTTGTCGGCCATGTTGCCCGCATCACGCACCAACTGGGACGTGATCAACGACATCAGCGCAGTACCAACCTGAAACGCCTTACCGACACCCACACCGCGACCAATCAGCCGCTTCGTGGTCGTCGCGGCCGCATACAGCTCCGGGACAACCTCAAGCCCCTCCAACGTCACCCCAGTGAACGCAGACGCAACAATCAGGCCCGAAGCCCCCGTAGCACCCTGCTCAGCCAAAGCCGCCGCCGTATACCTGGGTGCCATAGCCGCCGCACGAAACTGACCAACCGTGACGACACGCTCAAGCTGAGGGGCAATCCGATCCCAGCCGGTATCAATATCCGCCGACTCGATCGAACGCCACAGGCGGGCCGCATTCCTCGCGACCCGCCCCGACAGCTCATCACGCCGCCGCAGATGCTCCATCGCTAGCAGGCTCAGGTTCGACATCGTTCATCGCCTCCTGAGCGGCAAGCTCAACACCAGCAGCAAGCGCCTCATCCATCTCGGCCTTACGCATCGCCATGATCCGCTCAATCTCAGTCGGAGACTTCCCGGCCTCTTCAAGCAGATACTCAAACGGGTAACCCATCTGAGACTTCTTCAGCAGGGCATCCGCCAGTTGAGACTCAGACCGCTTCTCACGGTCCTGCCACGTGATCCCAGCGAGACGCGCCTTGTCCGCCAGCTTCTTCTCATCCTTGACGAGAGCCACCAGCCGGATCACCTCACGCAACTGCGGGTCGGTGAACGTGATGAACTCATTCGACTTCTGAACAAGCCCGATCTCAGCCGCAACCAGCGCATCACCAGACAGGTTCGACAGGCCCTTGTTCGACACCAGATAGTGCGGGGGCGTGCGAGTCTGAGCCGCAATATGCCCCACAGCCACCTCAATGGTGCCCGTGAAGATATCGAGCTGAGCAGCCTTCCACGAATCGATCCGTGCATTGTCACCCGTCAGAGTGATCAGGCGCTTCTCACGCAAATCCTTCATCTCAACCGGGCGGTCACCGATGACCTTGCCATCCTTATCCAGAATGGGGATCTTCGGAGGAGACGTCGCCAACATCACACGCGCATCCATCGACGCATAATCCGCGGCAAGGAACAGGTACGCCCACAGAAGGTTGATCGCGTTCTGCATCGGGACAACACCCGAAATCTCCGAGATCGGATCACCCTTCAGCGTCGGACGGTTCGAAATCTCCACAACCGGGACAACACCCAGCGGATTCGTGATGATCCACTCAGAATCATCATCAAACCGAGGTTCCCACCCACCATCCACCACGGCATCCGTACCGCCCTGAACAGCCTGAGAATCACGCTCATTCGGGTCCGCCGCACGATCACGCTTCCACTTGAAAAGCTGATCAGCCGTGTACAGGGTCGCGTACTCCGTCGACTCATCCACCCACGTCTTCAACGCAGCCTTCCGCAGACGCGGGTTCTCCCAGTCGTACTCAATCTCCACATTCGACGGGTGCTCAAACGTCACAAGAGACTCGCCCTTACCGTCATCCCAGACGATCACAAACGCGCGACCAGTAGTAAGAGCCGTCACAGCACCCTGCGAGAACTGAGCATCGAACTCGTTCATCTGCAACTGATCCCACAGTCGACTACCGGACTTCTTGCCCAGGTTCGTCAGACCGATCGGCTTCAGACGCTCAGCCTCAGCATTCACGACCGTCCCACACCAGTTGTCCGAGAAATCCGAATACCGTGCAGCGTTCGCAGCCTTCCACTCATCCGTAGCAAAAGTGAGAGGCTGATCACCGCCATAGTACTTCTCGTACTCCTCAACCTTCGGACGACGCGAATTCAGCCGCATGTAAATCCGGTTGGTCAGAGTCCTCGCCTGAGAGACATCCATACTGCCCCCTTAAAAGTAGACGTAGTTCTCTGACGTACCGAGCGCCCCGTCAGCAATAGCATCCATGACGGCCTCATGAGCGAGAACCGAAGACATGGCATAGTCGAACTTTTGTGGGTCAGTCGGCTTACCCAAAATGTACTGACGTTCCTTCGTCAACGGATTCAACGCCCGAGAACGAACAATCGCATTACGGAAATGAACCTCAACCCGAGCGTCACCATCATGACGGAACTTCGAATCCGGGTCATATACGTCACCACGTTGACGCTCGAGCGCCGAATGCATCTGCACAATACGGTTCGTACGCCACTCAACAAACACACGCTCACCATACTTATACGCCCACTGGTCAATATCCGACTCCCAAAACTGAGGGTCACAATACGCGCGAACAATCTCGAACCGATTCGCCAGCTCATCCATCGCCGCATTGACCTCAGCTTTAGGGATACGCCCACCCCATTCGGCAGGCTCCCACAACGTAGGCAACTCATTCACACCATACGTAGGCGTGAACTGGAACTGGTCAAGAGTCTCAAGACGAATACCCGTGAAGTCGTTGTTGTCCGAACCATCAAACCCTAGGCATACGCGCGTACGAGGCTGGACAATCACCTGTGGGACGGCCTTCTTCGCCACCCACTTCGGCATATCCATCCACGAACCGCTACCAGACACAATCCGGTTACCGAAAAACCGCTCAGCATCAGCCGGCGACGTCTCCAACATCTCCGCAGCTTCACCCTCAACCGCCGACAACGACACCCACGGCGCCGCCCGGTAATTGAACGCGAAAATCTTCGCCCGATCCGCCTTTTTCTTGAAGTCCAGATGTGCAGGCGGCTGCTCGAAGTCCTTGTTGACGTCCTTCGACTTCGACTCGAAAGTCCGCTGAGCCACACTGTTGTCAGCAGGGTTCCACGCGTTCGTAGTCTCAATCGCACGACCACCCATACCAGCAAGACCCTGACGCTGCTTCTTAGCCAGATTCCAGCCGCCGTTGGTCTCGAGCCACAGCCCGGTCTCATCCTGGACAACGAAAGTCACACGCTGACCAAGCCGCGAGTTACCCTTCGACGTCACAGCATCAATCCGGCCACCATTCGGCAGACGAATGAACTCCTCACCCGTCTTCGGAATCACATCCGACAACGGGCCAAGCTCAATCATCGGCCTCAGGGCGTCATACGTGTTATCCGTCTGATCCTCAGTCGTCGCCGTAATCTGAATCAGCGGAGTAGCCCACGGACGACCCATCGGCTCGCCAAGCTCATACTCATACACCCAGCCGCAACCACAACCATGATCACGGCAGTCATACACGTCACCCTCAGACGCGAAACCAGCAAACACAGCCGGCCCCACACCCTCAAGACACACAAACGCTGACACCAGCGGAGACTTACCCCACTTCTGAGCACGCACAAGCTGAGAACGACGCGCTACGAACGCATCCGCACCCTTGACGATTCGACCCGCAACCTTCAGGCCAGCAGCAACCGCATCATCCTTCACCGTGTAGTGCGACAGCACAAACTTGAGCTGATCATTCCCGAGAAGAAAAGGCTCACCGCGTGATTCCTGGTCGGGAATGACACAGTGGGCCTCGATCCATTCCGCCGTCACATACATCGGCTTAGGCATTCATGGCCTTCAATCGATCACGAGCCGACTGGCGAGACGGAGACTTCACCTCATCGCGCTGCTCAGCAACCTCATCCATCGCAGTAGCCCAACGCAGAGAGTTCATGCCCACCGTCGACAGCCCCAACTCGGCCTCCATGCGAAGAGTCGCAGTCTTCAGGCCCGCGTTAGAATCAGGGCCAACAGACTCGATGTAAGAACGCACGTACGCCGCAACCTGCCACTTCAAACCCAGAGCAGACCACATGTGAGCCTGAGGCTTCGACCACAGATCAGCCCACAGCGCCAGCTCACTCTCCCAGCGGCCTTCAGTCGGCCCCTCGTCAAGCTCGCGCACCTTCTGCTTGTCTGCGAAGTACTCGTAGTACACCGGGATCTTCTCGAGCGGGTACGTCGGAATCTCAGCAAGCGGAACGGTCGGCAGGTTGATCCACGCCTTATCGTCCTTGCGATCACGCCTCAGTGCATTCGGATCAGGGGCAGGCCCAGAACGGGCACGAGGACCACCAGAAGTCATAGGATCACCGCCTCCGCCTACGCATCACGCGACGGCGACCTTAGAACATAGGTGTCAAAAAAGCCGAATCAGAACGTTTTGAACCTGCCACGCTCTTTTTTGCCCTTCCAGGCGGTTACTTGCTTCGCATGTTGCATGGCCCCTCCCCCACCCCGTTGGGCAGAGTGTCGAACACCCGTTCGATTGGGGTTATGTGTTCCATCCACCTGGTTGGTGCTGTGCGGTCTCTATTGAGTGATGAATGATGCAGAGACCGCGACCGAACTGTGGATCGTTGGGGTTGAGGTGCATGTCTATGAGTTCACGTCTGCTGTGTGGGTAGTGGTCTGCTACTGTGGCCCACTGCACACAGTCCTCGATGACGCACACCACATCACGTGTGAGTACTGCATCACGGAAGGCATGGTGTCCACGGGTGGAGTAGCCGCGGTCTCGCGTGCTACCCCTACGCTGGTCTGCTTCCCTGGCGTGTGCTGGGCAGCGTCCACCCTTGCTGTCATGCAGGGTTCCACAGCCACTTCGATTACAAACTTTCATGCCGTGCGTTTCAACCCGTGGCGGATGGTGCGGATGCACTCACCTGTAACCCCATAGCGCCTCCCAAGGGCGGCGTTGTTGTTCAGTACCGGGGCAATGGTGCGTATCTCTGCCACCTGCTCATCGGTCAGCTTCGACCAGCGGTGCTTCTCGCCTCGCAGGTAGTTTGCTCTGCCTCGCTCCTGCATATCTCGCAGGTTGTCGGACGCTGTGCCGATCTCGAGGTGTTCAATGTTGCAGCATGGAGGGTTGTCGCATGTGTGGCGCACGACTAGTCCGTCTGAGATGGGGCCGTGGTGGATCATCCATACAGCGCGGTGGGCGAGTTCAACACCACGGTGTTTCTGGCCTCTGCCCACACGACCGTAGCCGCGGGGAAGTCTAGATCCAGTCCATTCGTGGCAACCGCTATCTGAAACGCGCACCTTTGCGGCGATCCGATCGGCGAGAGTACTCGTGAATCCGAGGGCGTGGAGTTCAAGTGTGAAGTTCATGGTTTCTCCCATGTCGGTGGGTACAAGAAATGCCCGCCACGATGGGGATCAATCCATCTGCGGGCACTCACCCCCGACAGGGTGAGCAGTATGGGGTGTGGAGTTCAGTGTCGTAGGGATGTGCGGTAGCCACGTTCGAGGTGTTTGACGTAGCGGTAGAGGAGGATGCCGGCGATGAGTACGCAGCATCCGCAGTAGGTGGTGTACCGCATCAGTCGTAGCCGAGGTCGTATCGAACGCGGCTTTTGCTGGGTGAGTATCCGGTGAGGTTGTCGCCGTCAGCACAGCAATCGTCTGCGGATCTGGCGTTGTTCCAGATGGTTTCGCAGTGGTCGCATGGGTGTTCGTCGTGGTGCAGCTCAGGCATCGACGTATCCGTGGATGCTTGCCGTGTAACCGACGATCGCGTGTTCTTCGATGTCGCCGATGAGTGAGTAGCTGACACGGCTGAATGCTTCGATGCCGATGGTTGGTGCAGCGAATTCGTCTACGTGGCCCATGATGAATGTCCAGGCGTCGGTGAGCGTGTCTACGTCGGTGTTGTATCTGACGTGTTTTTCGGTGCTCACTGTGTGTCCTTGGGGTTGCGTTCGTTGTAGTGGTGTCGTACGCCGCATTTGCAGTGTGTGATGCCTGTGTGTTCGAGGTAGAGTGTTCGTCCGCATCGTGCGCAGTGGACTTCGACGGGTTCAATCGTCGTCATTGTCTTCACCCTCGTGTTGCTCGAGTGATCGCAGCCATGTGTGGAGCCAGAGGATTGCGCCGCCGTAGATTGCGAGGCCGATTGTGATTCCCCAGCCAGCAATGTTGAACGCCTGCTCAGTCATCGTCGTCGTTTCCGTAAAAGAGGCTGTCATAGTGGAACCTGAGCATTTGTGACAACCCGAGTCCGATATGGAATGACTGGTCGTCTGCCACCTCCACGTAGTAACCGGTCGAACCGCTCTCTTCCGTGGAGGTGGAGAAGTAGGACGTTTGCATGACGTAACCGGTGACAATGCCACCCTCGGTCACGTCGTGAATGTGTGCGGCGACTGCTTCGTCTAGTGCACTCTTCGTTACGCTACTCATTGTCTTCACCAACATGGCATTCGGTAGGGAGCGCCCATTCACCTTCACCCTCGAAATGGATGATTGCGAGGTCGTGCATGATTTCACGATCGGCCAACATCAGATTGAGTCCCGAATCCTGTCGAAGAGATTCTTACGCAGCGGCCAGTAGCCTTCACGGACAGCCCTACGCATAACGAGTTCGATTGAGCGGGCATCTCTGCGCCAGCGATCAAAGGTTGCTGGTGCACTCACAGCGCGTTCGGCGAGATGTCTGGTGCAGCGTTCGTAAGTTCTCATGGTGAACATGAGTAGCCCTTTCTAGGCTGGTGTGAGTTCTACGATGAGTGCGCCCTGTTCCTCGAGCGCTTGACGGTATTTGTTGCCGTGATGAAAACACCAGCAAAGAACACCACCTGAAGGCAGAGCAGCGACCATGCGGGCACGCACTGATGGGCCGCATCCGTCGCAGTATGCGCGGGAGTAATCTTCGTCATCCACGATCACTCCTCATCGAGACCGTAATCATCCTCAATGGCCGCACGGAGGTCGCGTTGTTCGCGGCGTCTACGTGGCTTGATATGCATGAGGCGCTTCGGGGTTGTTCCCTGTTCGCACATGTAGCAGTCGTGGGAGTGTGAGACGCGGCAGTCGGGTTCCTTGCGGATGACTGGTACGCGTCCGCCTTCTTCGTCGATGCGGCTGACCGCGGCGGGGAAGTTGCGTTTACGGCTTCTGCTCACAACAACTCCCACCTCGGAGGTTTTGTGTGACATAGACCGCACACCAAGAGATGTGCGGTCTATGTCACATGGGTTCAAGTCCACACAACCTCAGCGCCAGGTGCCTACTGATGCGGCTTCTGCCTATGGGCGGTTTGCGCGGGGGTGGACAAGTCTTGTGTCAGCGGACGATGCGCCGAGTAGTGCGGTTCTTGACCACGTTGGATCGAACCCAGTTGCCGCAACCCTGGCACGAGTACAACGCGTACTCAGTGAGGGCCGTGAAGGTCGAATCACCCTCGCTCTTCAGCTTCGGGGAACCACACACAGGGCAACCAGTGTCGTTGCCGGAAAGCAGTGGCAGGTTGACGCCCGAAGGAAGCCACGGGAGCAGCCGCAGATACAGCTTCTCGGTGAGGCGAACATCCTGGATGCAGTAACGCTCCATGAGCCGGCGAGCCTTATCGTCACCGTCGATGACACGCATCCAGAGACCGAAGCCGTCGTGGTGTGTCTTCGAACCAAGGCCGAGCTGGGAAGCAACGAAGTCGAGCTTCTTCGACAGTGGCCGGAACTCGCGGCGAACAACCTTGAGCAGGTCGATCGTCTTGTACGGTTTCGGTCGAGTCATACCCAGGCGGGCGAACTCCCAGTTCAAATGCTTCATGTCGAAACCATCACCGTTGTACCAGACAACGACATCCGCTTCAGCAAGCATCCGGTGAGCGTGCGCAACCATCTCGTCGTTGCCGTGCTCCCACTCTGAGAAGTGGTGCACCTCTTGCTCGCCCAGCCATTTGGCGGCGAACGAGAGAAGGTGCAGCGGTTCGACTACCTGAGCGAGTCCGAAGTTCTGGTTGAACATCCCGAAGTGCCGGGACAGTGCAGGCTTCGTCTCAATGTCGAGAGTGAGGATGCGCGCCCGCTTGACGTCCTTGTGGAGCTTGCCGATGAAGCTCATGCGGTGATCTCGCTTCTCCACTCACGGAACGCGGTGGCACCAAACTTGGGCGCCGGGTGGTCCTCATCCGATTCGAGAATCGGTTTGAGTTCCACGTGAGGGTAGGAGTGTTTGTCGGTGAGGGCTTGCACGACGACTTCTCGTTCGCTGTCTGGGAGCGAGTCAAGCCATGCGTCGTAGTGTTCGGATGCCGTCTTGGGCTTCCGTGTTGCCAGCTTCTCGGTGAATGCCACCGTGCGCTCCTAGGTTTTGGACGCGATGCGTCGGAAGGTTGACCGTGTGTAGTTGTTGACAGTTCGGGCATTCCGTGCGTGGTTCATGTGCACGAGTTATGCCCCGAGTTCGAAAGTCGGCGTTGCGGAATCGAACCGCATCTCCCTGCCCCATGGCGGGTGTCCTAGACCAACCCAGACATTCGCTAGCCGACGAGTGCGCACTCCGCTAGCCGAGATGGGTGAGGCCGTACCTGTTAGACGATCAGCCGGTATGTTGCTCGCCTCAGCCGGACTGGCTCGAGCGTTTGGAACGACGGTGTGCGCGCTTCGATCAGGTATGCCTAATCCGTGGGGGCTGTCGTTCGTTTGTTCAGCAGCACGCTTTATCGGACACCGGCCTAGGTGTCGCGTGCGCATTGTTGCCACCTCGTCACAGTGGCTCTCAACCGGTCGTCGCCACGGGTATCCATGAGCTAACCGGGAGTATGAAAAGACCCGCCGTGATGCCGAGGCTTCAAGACGGGTTGGATTGCCTGGGAGTTTAGACACTCCTTCTAGGCGCTATCAGGATAGCAGACTTTAGCCTATTTCCGCTACTACTTCCATGAGCGTGTCGAAATCAATCTCGACTCCGATTGCTCGCCCGAGTTCGACGAGACCTTCGCGGCCAATCCAGACGGCTGCACATTCACGGTTTCGGCATTCGGCGGTGATCTGGTGTCCTACTCGTACGGTGATGAGCAGGTTGTCTGACGTTTCGCCTTCCTGGTTTGCGATCTTGGATTCACCACACTTGGGGCATTCGGATGATCTGAGTGGAACCTGTTTGGGTGGTTCGATGAGATCCCAGATTTTCGCCGCCCACGTGTCTGGGTATGAGGCGAGGTGTTCGTACGTGTCGTCGTCCATTGCGCCCGTGTCGTGGAGGCTGGTGAGTTTGTCCCAGTAGCCGCGCAAGTCGAGTTTCAGTTCGCCGGCTACTTTGACTCCCCATTCCTGCAACCATGCACGCGTCACGTCCTGAATGTGAATGGTGAGGTCGAGTGCGATTGCGTCGACAAGGTTGCGTGTTGCTGGTGATCCTCCTCCCCCGTGCGAGTTGTTCGACGGGGTGACGAGTGCAGCCAACCAGTCGACGAGTGGTGGGAAGTGTTGGGTGCGTGTCCCGTCACCAACGTTTACCGTCATAGTCCACGGGTCAATCAAGCGATTCAATCCGTCCGACATCACTTCCTGCTTTCCTTGTGCTTGATCAGTGTCCGAGTAACGGTGGTGATGATGATGGTGAGGCACGGGAAGCCCATGAAGATCGCAAACCCTAGAACGTTTGCCGTGTTGTCATCCATCACGTGTCCTTCCTGTGTTTTTCGAGGTGTTGTTCTACGCCGGCCATTTGTGGGCCGACGAGTATCAGAGGGCATGATGGGCACCTCCACAACGGCGGGGTAACCATCAGCCGTCCTTCCGGTGACATGAACACGCGCAACCACGGTTCGGGCATCCCTTGTGTTCGGTGGTGGACGGAAACGCACAGAAACCCGAACACGACATGGGTACGTGTAAGAATCCGGCCCTGTTTTTTACATGTTCAACTGTCATGTCAAAATCCTTCACACGACTCAGAAGGGGGTGTCATCGCCGAAGCTCCCCGGTGTCGTCCACGGTTCCTGTGCGGGTGCCGGCACCGAAACTGCGGGCTGCTGCTGTCCCCCACCTGATGCGGCTCGAGTCACCTGAGCAGTCGCGTAACGAAGACTCGGGCCGATCTCGTCAACCTCGAGTTCGATGGCCGTCCGCTGGTTGCCCTCCTTGTCCTGATAACTCGTCTGCTTGAGCCTCCCCTGAGCCATCACCCGCATGCCCTTCGTGAGCGACCCGGCCACATGCTCAGCGAACTCACGCCACACGGACGCGCGGAGGAACAACGCTTCGCCGTCCTTCCATTCGTTCGCGGCGCGGTCGAAGTTGCGTGGGGTGGATGCGATGGTGAAGTTCGCCACCGGAAGCCCATTCTGCGTGTACCTGAGGGCTGGGTCATCGGTTAGGTTCCCGACAACGGTGATGATCGTCTCATTCGCCATGGTTGTATCTCTCTCCTGTTTGACTGATAGGTCCGCCTACGCGTGCGTAGCGGATGCCGCGTACGATCTGACTGACTAGGCCGTTCGTGACGCCGTATTGGGTGGCAAGGTCGACCTGTCGTGCGCCGTTCGCGTAGCGAGTGCGCATTGTGATGATCTGCTCATCGGTGAACCGCCCTGGCCTGTCTCGCCGGGCCGTCAGCATGTCCGCGACGTTCGATGCGCGGGTATCGAACCTCAGATGGTTCGGGTTGCAGCAGATTGGGTTGTTGCATGCGTGGCAGGTGTCGAAACCTTCAGCACGCTTCTCCCCCGTCGTGAACGTGAGGGCCAGCTCATGTGCACCTACCATGCGGCCTCGCCACTGGTATCGCCCGTACCCGCCTTCGGTGTATCCGAGCCAGGGCCAACAGTCGCCTTCTGACGGTTGCATGTCGACGAGCATCCAGAAATGCGAAACCCGCTGAATCTCTCGCGAGTCAGCGGGTTCGAGGTCGTGTGCGTCTACGACGACTTGGATTACGTCTGGTCTAAACGGATTCATGATCATGCGGCCTCCGTTGATCGTGTTGCGGGCCTAGCGAACTCGTGCTCCCACTGCGACCTCACGAACCGGACAGGCTTGAGGCCGATAGACCGTCGCGCGATCCCCACGGCCTCTTTCGTTTCCCCAAGACGGTGTGAGATCACGGCGTCAGGAACGCCAGCAGCCACGAGCTCTGCTACACGGTCGCGAAACACAACTGGTCGTGCTTTCCCCATGCCGCGTCCTGCACGGATCATGCCGACAAGCAGATCGGCGACTTTCACGCCTTGTCGTTCGGCACGGTTCGCCAGCAACCAGAAATCCTTCTCATCGATGTCGAGTGTCACTTTCATGACGGTTCGCCTTCCTGCTCCACCAACACCCAATCCCCCGCCGACACGCGCGGGAAACGGTGCACGATTACGCACTCATCCATGCCGTGTTCGTGCCCCTCCTTGGCGCACTCTCGAACATGCCACTCAGCGGCCTCGCGGGTTCCCTCGTACTCGAAGTCCCAGAGGCTGCCATTGGGCGTTCGAAGCGCGGTTCCGTACTCCCACTCCTGCCCCACCGCTTCGAGCGCATCGGCGAGTCGATTCAGCAGGATGCCTGTAGCGGTCACCCCTGGACCCCACTTGCCGGATTCCGCGCGCGCTTCTTCGATCAGCTTCTTGTTGTTCTTCATCACGCCACGTCCTTAAAGGTTCGAACAAGAACCGCATACTCCACACACTGCTGGTGAGACCACGCCTCCACGTCGGGGAACCACTTACGAACCGTCGTCTGATGCGCCCCGACCGTACGAGCCGCCTCAGTAAACGACGCACCCTCCCGGATGAGGGCGAGGGCTATCTGGCGGTCTGTGTCTGGGTGTCGGACAGCAGGCGGCACATGATTGATGTGCAACCTTGTCCGCCACCGTGAAATCGTCCGCTCAGACACCTTGAACCGTTCCGACAACTGCCGCGTCGAGATGCCAGCCCGATCACACGCCACAAACTCTGCGTCACGCTCAGCCGCATACCACGCAGTCAAACCAGATGGCCTAGCCATTGGTGTTTCTCCGAGCAGCGGTGATGCCGATACGAAGAGCAGCCTGAGCGATACCGACTTCCGTTAAGCTCTCACTCTTCGCATAGGCGAGAACAGCCGGCAGAAGACGGTCACGCATCTGCTCCATGGTTTCCATCTCTTCGTTGTCAGTCATCAGAATCCTTCCTGTGTTTCTCTTTCGGCAGCACACGGGTAACGGGCACACGAACCATCCCCCACCCACTTATGACCGTTCGCACACGGGTCCGGTTTGTGCTCAGCCAACGCCGCATCCCACTGCGCGTTGATCGTGTCTGTCGATGCGGTCGGCAGTTCGTCCGTCCACCGCTCACCGTTCAACCACACGTTCAACGCCGGCGTGTACTGACGTTCAGTCGTCCGGGAATACGCGTCACCGAAGCGGATGATGTCAGCCACAAGCTCAGCAACACCGCGAGTCTTCGCAGCCGCCTTGAACTTCTCGAACGACTTCTTTCGCTCAACCTTCTTCGGCCAATGAGCCCATGCAGATTCAAAGTCAGACTCACTCACACGCACCGCAGGTGCGGAAGAGTTCTTTACCTGTTCCCCTGTTCCCCTGTTCCCCTGTTCCCCTGTTCCAGGCGCGAGGGTGTCGCGAGAGTCTCGCGAGGATGTCGCGAGGATCACGTTTTCATCGTCTGGCCTGGGATATCTTTGGCGACCAGGCTTGTCGATGCGCTGGTGCTTCTCCCAGTTCGTGATGTGCAGAAATGACTTGCCTGAGGACGTGTAGCGGATGATGAGACCTGCTTCAAACAGGTTCAGGAGGCCTCGCGACACCCTCGCGACAGTCTCGCGAGGATCACGGAACATGTCGCGTGCGAACAGGTCACCAATGATCGTGGCCTCATCGTCGATCCCACTGCCGCTGTCATCCACGTACGACCACAGGCCGATGAAAAGGAAACGGTCTGCGATATCCAAGTTCGTGATATCAGCAGACCGCCAGTACTCAGGCTTGATGCTTCGGATTCGCATGTGGCTCTCCTCTCATTCGGTTCTCCTATGGCAGTCGCACATCTCGACCCGGCAAAAAGAGGCAGGGTACGACTTGCCGGGGTGACACTTCGGGCAACGAGCACACGCCGGCTGCTCATGCGCGTACGTCGTCGGTACTGCGCCAGGTGCGGTGATGAAACTCATGGCCTGTTCCTCCTCAAACGTTCAAGAGACTTCGGTGAATAGCCCGCATAGATGCCGTCACGCTGGTTGGTGCGTAACGCGAACTCGAGACACGGTTGACGGGCTGGGCAGTCGTAGCAGATCTGTTTCGCCTTGCCGGCAGTGCGTACGTCCCCATGCGCGGGGAACCAAAGCTCTGGATCTTCCCCGGTCGCACAGGATGCTTCACGCGTCCACGGCTCCGGGCGCAGGTTGTCATCCGTGTAGACCCTCACGATGCGGCCCAGGGCTGGCGCGACTCCCAGGGAAGGCCGTGATAACGCGCGCGAGTGTAATCCTTCTTGCAGATCAGGCAACGTCTCTGTCCGTAGTGATGCGAAAGATCGTGGCCCTTCACGCACCGCCTCACGCCCGAGGTTGTCATCTCAGAGCGGATAAGGTTCTCGGCCGGCGTCACGGGTTCAAGATGGGCAGGGTTCACACAGTGACGCACTCTGCACAGGTGGTCGAGAACCATTCCGGTTTCGATCGGCCCGTTGATGAGTACGTAAATGAGCCGGTGCGCCTGGTGCGTCACGTTGTCCAGGGAAGCCCAGCCGTATCCGTCTGGGCTCTTGCTGCGCGTCCATAGCCAGCATCCACCATCGCCCGCTTCGATATTTCGTCGAACGTGAAGGGGAAGCGTGTTGGGAAGGTTGGCTTCTTGCCATGCGTTCATAGGTATAGGCGCGGTCATGCTGTCACCTCAAGTTCGAGTCGTGGTCTGCCACCCGGTTCGTGGCGGATGAGTGGTGCACGCTTGTCCATGTATTGAGGCGTGTCATCGGGAACTATCCCGGCGTCCACCAACCCGTCACACATGGCCTTAAAAGTCGGATATACGTTGTCGCTGTCCCGGCGGCGCTTGTCAGCGACTACCCACGTGAGCTGCACAGTGATCTGATCGGCAGCTTGGAGGTTGTCTCGCTGAGCTGTCATCTTGGTGATCTCGCGGATGGTTCTCGTGAGCTTGGCTTTCTGCGCCCAGTGGAGACGCTGGTTTGCGTTCAGTGGCGGCCGGGGCCAGCCAAAGGTGAGGACAGTCGAGCCTTGGGGTGCCGGGGTTCCGTGCACCTGAAACGAAACCGTCACGGGTTCCTCCTGGGTTGCAGGAGGGCGCGCATCCGTGGTGGTTGCGCGCCCTCAAATGGTTGTGTGCATCAGCCGTTGAGTTGTGCACGTTTCTGTTCGATGGCAGCAGTGACGTCGGCGTGGATGCCGAGTGTGTGTGCGTAGGTTTCGATGCCGTCGAGTTTGGTGGTGTCGGTTGCGTCGTTGATCGCGGTCAGTGCGAGTTCGGTGGGTGTGATCGGCTGCACAACGAATGGTGCCCGCTTGCCACGTGTCACGGTGAGCGAGATAGACATCGGCTTGTCGATGTGGCTGAGTGCCGAGATCTTGATGCCACCCACCTTGTCGCGCCCGAAGGTTACTTCCGGGTCGCCGTAGAGTCGGATTTTGCGTCCGGTGTATGCGGATGCTTCTGCACCCCATGCGGCAACCAGTACGCGGCGCATCGACTTGGATGGCTTGTAGGGTCGACCGGGGAACTCGACCAGGTGCACTTCCACCGGCTGTTCCGCGCTGCCTTGCTTGACCTCCGCAACGGTGACCAGCCGCGGCCCAGCGATGTAATCGTCGTAGTTTTGCTGGTCCGAGCGTGGGGCCGTGCTGCTACTGATGTCCATCAGAACCGGATCTCCTCGAGTTCGGGTCGGCGCTCGGTCATGGGTAGTCCTGCCGTGGCGTTGTTGAAGTTGTTGACGATGTTGGTGACGTTGATCTCGAACGCTTCTGCGGCGGCGTAGATGGCGTTCTCCCAGCGGTTGTCGAGGTGCACACGGTGCACCCAGAGCGGGAGGCCAGCACTGTACGAGATGTAGTCGCAATATTCGCGGCCGCTGACAACCATCCCGGTCATCATCTGCGCCATGTTCTCGAGCGGTGGCAGGCCTCTGAGCACCGTCTTGAGGTGTTCCTTGGGGCGGCGTGACTTGATCTCGATGAGCCCGTCGTCTTTCACCAGGCCGTCAGGTGAGAACCCGATTTTGTAGTTGCCGAAGTCGCGCACCATGAACCCGATCTGTTCGACGGGGGCGAAGTTGGCGGCGTATGCATCTCGCGCGTAGGGCTCGTCGTCGTGGCCCCGCTGCATATCGAATGTGGGGTGGACATAGTCGACATTGCCTGTGATGCGTTCCGCGGCAAGTGTGTAGGTGAGTCCTCGCGATCCCTCAGTGTCGGCCACTTCGAGCACCTTCGGCAGACCTGAGACGATGGCCGATCGCTCATCGTGAACGGTCTTGATAGGCGTCGGTTCCTTGCGTGCGGCGCTCATGCACGGGCTGAATCCTGGCGCCCCGCACTTGATGCACTCGACAGTGAACGGGTCGCGTGACTTCTGGGTGATGAGTGTGCCGATCGTGCTGGCGGTGAGTAGGCCACATCTCGCGGCCAGCCACTCAGGGCTGCCTTGCTCAAGATCCGCGTAGGTGGTGAGCGTCATTCGTTCTTCTCCTTGAGGGCGGCTAGAACAGCGCGAAGGCGACCCCGGAGGGTCGCTACGTACGCGTTACCTCGCGCCATGTCTTCGTCGTATCGGTTGCGCCAGTGGTCCGAGTTGATGACCGCCCACGCCTTGTCCGCGCGTTTCGTCAGCCACAGGATCTTTGCCTCGTACTGGTCAGCTTCTTCTTCCATCTCCTTGCGGTGGTCGATGGCGTAGGCGACGGCGATATCGGCGGGTTCGGTGTACCGCGCATCTTCGGTGCAGTAGGTCATGGGGCCGAAGAACTCGCTAGCGGTCTTCGCACCATCCATGTCGAAACCGAGAGCCTGAACCACACGAAACAAGCCATCTTCTGCGGCATCTGCGCGTTCTTTGTCGGTGTTCATACGAATTCCAATCCGATGATGCCGAGGTTGTTGTATCTGGCTTCGACGTGTGCTTCTCTGAGTGCGTCTTTCCAGTAGTGGCGGGGAAATATGGCGAGGACGTATTCGCCGCGTTTGACGAGCCAGCAGCCGGATTCGGATTGTTCGACCGATATGCGTGAACTCATCGGAAGCTCCTCGATACCCACATGGAGTCGGCGTATCTGATCAATCCGAGTGGCAGAACGGGCAGGTCATAGCTGGGCTTTCCAAGGCGTCCGGTAGGCGTCTTCGGCGTCCTCTCGAACTTGATTCCAGCCTTTTTGCGTGCTTTGCGTTCGGCGTTGCTCATTGCGTCCAACCTCCCTGATCCTCGAGTCGTTTATTGCGTACTACGGATTCCCAGTAGCGGACGTGGGATTGTGCGAGTGCGATGACTGACCCGATGCCCGAGTGTTCGGCGCGGATCAGGTATTCGCGTTCTTGGGATAGCCGTGTTTCCGCCTCATCAAGAGTCATGGTGTGCTCCGAGTTAGCCTGGCCCGAATCTCACCGAGCATTTCCAGGACCTCGCTGTTCGGCCAACGCACGTATTCCGGGCTGTCCTCGTTGGAATAGACGGTCTGGTCAATGAACCCGAGCGCATCGTGTAGTGCGATCAATCGTTCTGAGGCAGCGCGAGTGGCCGCGACGTGATTGTTGCTTCCAGGTCGTCCATCCATGGCTTTGGCGTCATTGTCGAGCCAATAGGCAAGTTCAACATCTGACTTCTTGTCGAACATGCGCGCTGAGGTAAGTTCACTCTTGGGTGTGCTCAGACCACTCATCGCCGTCTCCTCGTTTTGGTTCCGCGGCAGGTGAATGCGACTACGGCAAAGCAGGTAAAGAAGAACCCCGTCAACCAGATCGTTGCGGGGCTGTTGGGTGTGTTTGCGAGTGCTATGAGGCATGTGGCGGCGAGAGTGAACGCCGCAAAACGAATCGCCATCATGTCGGCTCCTTGATCCAGTTGTGGACGTCGCCAATGTTGACGATTCGGCGCCACGCATCCCAGGAGACACACAACTCGCGACCCGTTGTTGATCCCGACGTTGGGTGCGAATGGTGGGTGTGAGCGTGGATGAGTCGTTCTCCCAGGTCGGGGAGTCGGAACTGCTCGTAGCGTGCGTGTCCACGACCCGGACCGTCACCCTGCGACATGTAGGGGTAGTGGCTGAGGAGGATCTGCTGCCCCTCAATTCGGATGCGGGCGAAGTCTTTGATGTCCTCGAAGGTCTCGCGGAATAGCCACAGGTCGGGCGACTTGCGGCGGTGAATCCCGCTCACCGAGTCGTGGTTACCGGCGACCAGGATCTTGCGCCCGGGAAGCATGTTGAGCACGTTAAGTGCATGGATCTCTCCGGTGCGGGAACCACCCGAGATGTCACCCATCACGTAGACGAGATCGTCCGGGCGTACTTGTCGTTCCCAGCGTCGGAAGATGGCGAGGTCGTGGGCTTCCGTTGAATCGAAACCGCGAATCTCCGACACCTTCTGATGTCCGAAGTGTGGGTCTCCAATGAACCATGTGCCCGTCATCGCACCGCTTCTCTCTGTTCGCTGGTCATGAACGTGACCCGTCGTCCGAGTGTTTGTGCAACGTCGTCCCACATGTCACTGAGACCGATCCGGTATGCGAGGTTCAACCTGTTGCCGTCCACAAGGGCACGGAAAATAGCGTCATCCATGATTAGTTCCTTTGCTATCCGAAGCAGGCCGCGCAACTGCAATGTGCGACGTAGTACGGTCTGTAGTGGCATTTGCGGGATGGTTCATGTGCAGGAGCGCCCGGAATCAGACACGTCTTGCACTCGGTGTCAGTCGCATCGGTCATGTTGATTCCGTCCAGGCGCGGTGTGTTTTGCATACGCCGCCCCATGTCCATATCGTGCCGTTCTGGGTTTCGAACTTTTGCTCCCACGGGTGCGCGCTGAATCGATAGCATTCCGGGCACGGGGCGAAACGTGCAGGCCAGCGAGAGTGGTTATCACGAGCGCACTCGATCTCGTCTTCCTCCGTCATGCCCCAGTCGATCTCATTCAGGATCTCGACCCTTGTCGGCTCGTTCATCGGTGTATTCCTTTGTTCATTGCGCGTTGGTATGCGAGCGTGCCAACAACCACACCCGCATCACGAAGACGACGATCACGGACACGACGACACAAGAACGCGAATGGCCTAAGCATCAGCGCGCTCCCTGTTCTTGCGTACCGCGTGCGTGTAAGCCCGCGCCCACTCCATTGCCTGCCGATGCGATCGGAACTTGGCAACGTCGCCGAAGCCGTCCTGAACCACCCACCACGTACCGAAGAACATCCCCAGCAGATCGTCATCACGACGGACGCGCGCTCGAAACAGATCGTTCATGTCGTTCACTCCTTCGTGTCATCACCAAACTTCTTCTTGTGGGTGTCAGTGACTCGAACACTGATGTATGCCGTTCACCCGCCAGGTTCCCCATCCGTTCGCCTATGCAGTGACTTGCCGCACGAACGGTTCTAGCCGCACAACCCCCGACGATCCGGGAACAGTCAGATGTACTAGCCGTGGGAACCTTCAAAACTCCACACCCCGCCCTCACGAGACGGAGCAGCCACACAACCCAATGCGTGGACCTCACACCCAGACGCCATCCGCACCATTTAGCGGCCTCCATCACGTCCAAACGCTTACCTCTATGTAGTTGGCCCGGTCTCCCCTTAGCCGTTCGGTTGACGGGATGGGGTCGGGATTCAGTTGTGGCCGCACGAATCGCGCGACGAGTAGCGCTACCCCCAGCGACGGGAGTAGAGCCGGATCAGATGACGGGGATCAGCCGGAGAAAGCCACTGGCAATCGAGTCAGAACCTCGGCGGCATGTGCGGCCTGAGCGTCAGACCATGCTGCAAATCGGCAGTGCTTCTGTGCCTCGATGAATCCGGTTCGCCACGACTCTCGTGAGGCTTCGGGGATCTCGCGGAACTTGAGGAGGACGGCGTTGCTCGGGTTCGTCTGCGGGTACAGGGTGGAAGCGAACTGAGTCATGATTCGACCGCCCGTTCGACGCGGACGAGTCGTGCACGGTTCCAGTCGTCGAGATCCGATTCGTAGAAAGCGTTGCGGCGACCCTGTTTGAAGTAGACGGGTCCGACTCCCTCACTGATGAGGTTGTAGAGGGACTGTGCCGATGCGAGGCCACAGTATGCGGCGGCCTGTGCGGTCGTGTAGATGGGGGCGCTCATGGTCCGACCACTGTCTGCAACTCGACGTTGAGTGCGGGTGCGATGAGGGACGCATATTCGACGGTGAGGGGCCGGCGTCCCTTGAGCTGGTTGAGGAGCGACTTGTAGGGAAGTCCGGTCTGGCGGTGCAGCTCAAGGACTGAGTAGCCCGCTTGCTTGCGGAGGTGGTCGAGCCTTGCTGCGACCGGGATTTTGTTTGCCATGTCCTCAAGGTATTCCCCAATGAGGGAAAAGCCAAGCGTTTGATACATGGATTTTCAGGTTTGTGGTTTCCCACATGAGGGGAACACTAGCCTTGGAGGTTGTCTACTAGCCGAACCGGAATATTGGGCGTTTCCCGGAAAAGGGAATACACTCAAAGGATGGCTACACCAACATCTGAGCAGATCCGTCAGGCGATGGGTGATCTCATCAACGCTGTCTACGGTGACTTCACCGCCGCCGCCAGGGAACTCCCTTACCCGTACAAGACGTTGTGGAAGAACTTCAGCGAGCCGGGGAACAAGGACCGCACGAAGACGGTCACCCTTGACCTGGTGATGGGGATCTATGCGGCGTTAAAGGAGCGCAACCCGAAGATCCCCGACTTCTCCTTGTTCCTGTCGCTTGTCGCCGCGGGTGAGCGCGTTGATCAGATCATCTAGGCTCATGCAGTTTGCCCCTTCGAGGAAAGCGGGGCATACGGTGGCGCAAGCTTTGAGGCCGGAGCAGATTGTCATGGGGCACCTTCGTTGGTGGGGAGGCGGGGTCCGGGCCTCGTGTGGGGTTGGCGGGAGTCTATATCAGATTCGGCTTTGGATTAACATACCCACCGTTTCGAATGTTTGTTCGAGAGTAGCTGGGGCCGCTGACATTGGGAAGGGGCATCATGCCTAGTGTCATCCGATCCCCTCACTGTCTATACATTCGTCTTTACCGGTGGTAGACTGTAGGCGCACCAACCGAACGTCGGAGGGTGCTGGGAAGGTGGGGACATGAGTGCCAGGGACTACGCGCTGAGGATCACCGTGAATGCCGAACCAATAGGCGGTGGCAAGGAATCCCTCGACGTTGACATCGACATCGTCGAGCCAGGCACGAAGGAATGGGCGGCGGGGCTTCTGCGCCAGATCGCAGAGGACTTAGAGCGATGAACGGCGGTGCATGATGGGTAGCGTGCCACCGCGGACGACTGACTCCCGGACGCAACAGCTGAGGTCTCTCATCGATACCCTCGTCGGCGTCGTGGAGCGCCGCGGCGGTTTAATCAAGCAGGATGTGGCGGCTCAAGAGTTTGGACAGATGAGCGGCGTCTTCGGTCCCGATTTCTACTACGTGGTCAACTCGGCTGTGGCAGATGGAAGGATTACCACCAGTCTCCGATCTGGAATCCTACGACTTGCGGACGGTGCATGATGGGTAGCGTGCAGACCCCGGTGACGAACTTCCGCATCCCGCCCGACATCAAGGCCGCGGCCCAGGCGAAAGCGGAAGCCGAGGGCAAGACGCTCTCCCGCGTCGTCATCGACCTCCTGCGCGAGTACGCGCGCGATGCCTAGACCACCACTCCCCCTAGAGACGTACGGGAAGATCAGCACCACGACACGTAACGGCAAGCCTGCTGCGATCACGTACTACCGGGACTCGGATGGTGTGACGCGCCGCATGTTGCGTACCGGGAAGACGGATGCTGCTGCTGTGCGCGCGTTGAAGGAAGCGTTGCGTGACAGGTTGGCGCCGGCTGGTGATGTGATCACTGCTGAGTCGACTGTTGAAGCCCTCGCCGCATCGTGGAAAGCAGAGATGCTGTCGGATGAGAAGTTGTCGGACGGTACGAAGCGCACCTACCAGGACGCGTTGAAGACTGTGCTGCGTGGCCTGTCTGGTGTGCGTGTGGTTGAGTGCACCCCCGCGAAACTGCACAAGTACATTCAGGCGGTTGCGAAGACGACGCCGGGTGCTGCACGTACGGCCCGGATTGTGTTGAAGCACATGTTTGATCATGCGGTGTGGGCTGGTGCGGTGTCTTCGAACCCGGTTGGTGAGACGAAGGCTGTGACTCCGCGTGCCCCGAACGTGAAGGCGTTGCGTGCGGGTGATATTGCGACTATTCGGGATCTGCTTGAGGTGTGGGATTCGGGGTTGGATAAGTATCAGCGGCCCCGGAATGGTTCGGTGCGGGACACGATGGACATGTATGCGTCGACTGGTGCGCGTACGTCTGAGGTGTTGGCGCTCAGATGGACCGATTTCGACTTCACGACAGACCCGCCGACTGTCACGTTGAACGGAACCGTCGTGCGCGGACTGGACGGCAAGCTGGTGATTCAGGATCGCATGAAGACCGACAAGTCACACCGACAGCTCGAACTCCCCCCGTTCGTGGTGCCGATGCTCACAGAACGCGCCAGGACGGCCTACAGCGAGCTTGTTTTCCCGTCCGCGGTAGGCACGCCGCGTTGGCCCGACAACCTCCGTAGGGACTGGCGCAACGCGTTGGACGGCACCATCTATGCTCGGGTCACTCCGGGTGCGTTCCGTAAGGCTGTGGCGACGTTGCTTGCGGAAGAGATGGGTGCTGAGGCGGCACGCGATCAGCTCGGGCATACGGGCTTCGGTAATCTGAAGAACTATGTGGAGCGTGCGTCTCGTGGGCCGGCGTCTGCTGGCACCGTACAGAAACTCTTGGACAAGTAGACCTAGCGGGGTGTATGTACACCTGGTAAGATGTATGTACACCCACCGATTGGAGCATCATGCCTGAACCCCGGATCTACACGTCGCCCGTGGAGATCGACCTGGAAGTGATGGGCGAGTATGCGCAGATCAGATTCTGCGACACTGGCGCATCGTACTGGGACGGTTCGCGGGTCATCCTCACCGAGCAGAAAGACGCAGACCTCGTCCGAGAGATCGCCGCTTCCATCAAGGACGAAGCGACCGAGCTTGCTCGGTCCATGGTTGCCGACATGCGACGACGCACGAACGGCAAGTCCCTCAAGCAGATGGTCACTGAACTAGAGAGCGGTGCATGATGGGCGTGATCACCTTCGAGAACATTGAGGACGCGGCTCGCATCGTCTATGGCACGTCGCCTGTGTCCGTGATCACCCCCTGGGATCAGGCAAGCCACGAAAGGCGAGAGCCGTTCATTCGCGCAGCAGTTCAGGCGATGAACGTGCTCATCAAGTCTGGTGAAACCGAGTATCAGGTTACCGATGGTGAGGGTGACGCTTGGGCCTGGTCGGATGACATCGATGAGGCGTTGCACTATCTCGCGCAGGAGCCAGGAGGGCGTCTCGAGGTTCGTTCCGTGTTGAACTGGGCACCGATCAAGTCGGGCGGCGTGGAAGACAAGCTTTGCTGGTGTTCGCGGTGTGATCAGCCGTTGTGGGTTGCACTGGACGGCGGCTCAACTTGCGCATGTGGCGTGGTCCACACGGTGAAGTGATGTGGTGCTGGGTCTATCGGGGCGGGGAACAGTCCAAGGGTTACCGGGCAACAAGCACCGGGCCGCGGGGACGGCATGGAGGAACCGAGCACTCCACCAAGATCGACGACCCGGCGTCAGTAAACAGCCACTAAACAGCCACCGGGCACGAAAAAGCCCCTCCGATCGTGTGACCGGAGGGGCTTTGTTGTCAGTGTTTTCTAGGGGTGGCGAGTGAGGGATTCGAACCCCCGAATGCTGAGCAGTCTGATATGCCGTACGCACTACGGGGGTCTAATCTTGCCTACTTTTCCGCGTGTTTCCGGGGAAGAGTAGTCCTGGGTAGTGTGACGTAGCTCACGAAAACAGCCACTAAACCGCCACCAGATACCTATGGCGCGGGTGTATGTACACCTGGTAAACTCGAAGCATGACGAAGAAAGACATGCGCGCAATCGCCAAGTGCCTGGCAGGCGAGGACCGCGAGGCCAAAGCCGCCCTGGTACACCGTCGCCGAGAGGCGGGGTTGAAGCAGTCGGACATCGATGAGGCGTTAGGGGTGCCGGATGGGTGGACCCACGACATTGAGGCCTACGATTCCGACCCCTCGCTCTCCGACATGCGCAGGTACGAAGCCTACGTCACATACATTGAAGGATGCCGCGACTTCAACCCCGCCGAGGAAGTAGACGAGCGGGAAGCGATCTTTGAAGAGTGGGCAGACGAGTTTCGCGACAGTGACGAGTACCGCGAGTACAACACAATCTTCCCTGGAACCGCTTTCATGGCCGGGTGGGATGCCGCACTCGGGGCGATCAATCATGAGTGATGATGAACGCGCGGCTTGCCCGTGGTGCGGGAAGCTGACGTATAACTTTCTTCACTCATGCCCGCTCCGAACCACCTGCACGCGGTGTGATGGCTTCGAAGAGGAGGCGTCGGACACCTGCACCTGCTGGTGTCACCCACGCGGACCCTTCGAGCCCTGGCCATCAACTATCGGCGGTGCGTGATGGTCACCATTGTTGACCCGACGAATGAGAACGTAGCGATCGTGGATGGCGAGATTGGACATGCTCTCCGAGTGGCGAAGGTCGCCGATCCGACGCGCCCCACGGTTGCCGAACTAGCGGGCGGCAAGATCATCGGATACGGCAACTTCACCTCTTGACAGGTGTACATACACCCGATACCGTGTATGTACACCCACCAAGGAGGGGCACCATGAACGTTCAGATGACAATCAACGCAGCAACCGAACCCGTACACGAACACCACCGGTTGCCCCGTATCCTCACGAAAACGTTCTGGGTACAGTCAGACCCGAACCCCGAATACTCCCGACTCGACCACCTCGACGGACTAGGAACACGATGAGTAACACGGCTTACCGAGCTGAAGCTGCGAAGCGACGGGACGCGGCACGAATGAGCAAGTCGGAACTGTCCGAGCTGTCCGACATGCTCAAGAAGGCGGCGCGCAGCCTGGATGATGCCCTCAAGTACGAGTCGGCATCCGCGAAGCATCCGACTGCACTGCGACACGAAGAAGAAGCCAGCGACCGCATCGACGCCGCGATCATGTACTTCGCCGCGATCCGATCTCGGGCGATCCCCGGACCCACCATGCGTGCGGATGGAAGCATCTACGACGCGATGGACGGTGCATGATGCCGAAGAACGAAGCGCTGCACCGCGATCACTCCCACGCGATTGTCACAGAGTCGTACAAGCTGAGGAATGTTGATCGCGTTGCTACTCACGAACTTCTCCGCTGCTTGAATGACGGTTGGTTCGGATGGGTTGCGAAGATCAAGGACGGTGCATGATGGGAAACGTGGCGAATCAACCGAAGACCCCCCACCGCACCATCCGTGTCTCACACGACATCTGGAACGCGGCACAAGAGAAAGCCAAAACTGAGGGCCGCACACTGTCCGAACTGATCCGCGAATTCCTCACCGACTACGTAGACGGACGCGACGCCACACGGATCGAACGCATCGAAACCATCCTCGACGGCATCGACCGTGTAGAAGACGGAACCGGTACAGGCTGGTGGGCAACAAGCGTCGGCGCAGAATTCGGGACCGAGAAGCTTGCACAAATCCGAGACGCCATCACCGGCCACACCGACTAGCGCGACTCCCCACGCGCTCCCCGGAGTGCGGCACCGTGTATCCCCACACTGGTGCCGCACTCGCCCCTCCCACCACAGGACTACCACACCAAGGAGAAAAACCATCATGGATGCCATGAACTATGACGACGTGGACCCGATGCCCGTTGGACTCATCGACCGGATGCTCAACGCCGTACACGCCGAGATGGGAGACGCGGAATGATCGCCTCGGATGCTCAGACGCTAGCCGCGCTCAACGCCTACGACGACCGCTTTGCCACGGACTACATCGACGATTACTCACCGGAGCACATCGCGGACATGCGCAGGGCTGTCACCGCGGCCCTTTCCGCCCAGCAGTAACCACCAAACGAAAGAAGAACACATGCCGTTCAGCCGCACCAACGACCGCACCAAGAGCAACCTCTCCATCGTCCCCAACTGGATCACCACACTCATCGCCCTCTTCCGAGGCTGAGCACACACACAAAAGAAGCCCCCTACCTGTTTTGGGTAGGGGGCTTCTTCGTTTCACGGTCACACCCAGACACCACCAACACGAACACCCGTGTTGATCGGCACCCACGCGCCACCAGTTCGATACCACTCGTTATGAGGCAGCACGGTCACAGTCACCGTGTCCGCTGTAGACGTAGCGCCAAGATTGTCCGTCACGACCAGCGTAAACGTCAACGTGTCACCAGCCATGAGAGCCGGTGCCGTGAACGTACGGGTCGTTCCAGTACCACTGAGGGTCACCGTGGTTCCCCCAGTTTGCGTCCACGCGTACGAAGCGATCGTCCCATCCGAGTCCGTACCCGAACCCGTCAGAGTGACAGTCGTGTACGGTTCAACATCAACCTGATCCGTCCCAGCGTTCGCGGTCGGTGCAGCATTCGAGGCGACGCCTTGATGCAGGTTCGCGAGGAAGATGACACCCGCACCATTCGCACCAGTCGTCGTCGCACTGAACGACACGGCACCAGTTGCACCAGTCGTTACCGTCGCGTCACGTTGCGAATAAGCCAACGTGTTCGTTGATGCTCGAGCCGACAGTCGCGAAGATTCCACGACCGTCGCACCCACCTGCGTCAGACCGATGGCCGTGAAGCTCGCACTATACGAAGCTGTCGGCGCCTTCGATGTCACGAAGGCAACCAGCGTGTCCTCACCACTCACCGTCGTCCACGACGAACTAGCCGCCGTGAACGCTGTAGAAGACGTGTCCGTATCCGACGTGAGAACATAGTTCGCAATGTCGAGTGTCTTCCCCGACTCGGGACGATACGCGGTCACCCACGCAAGCCCCTTCGTTCCCGCCGTCGTACCAAACGTCACGTTCCCCGACTCGGCCCCCGTTGACGTGCGCTTCCACACGCGCATCGACATGCCGCCGCCCGTGTGTACTGCACCAACCGCAGTCCACCCGGCAGCAAGATCAGAGATAGTCGACACATCCGAACTCGCAAACGCAAGCAGCAGATCACCCGACGCGTGACCGGTCGGATACGGTGCAGCCGCAGCAGTCGCCAAAGCCTGAGCCGCACCAAACGCGACAAATGCGGGTGCAACCATCAGACCACCGCCAACGACTGGTCAGGATTCGCGAACGTGTACGCACCCGTACCCGCAGTCGCCGTCGTCGAAATACGAGGACGACCAGTCCACGTCCCCGTCTCCGCAGTACGACGAGTCACCTGAGCAACGAGTCGCCCACCGTTATGGTCGATCGCGTTCGCCGTGCCCATGTTCGCCCCATAGAACTGCACCCCATACAGGCCAACCTCCGTGGATGCCTGCCCGGTCGTGTTGCCATTGATCTGCAACAGGCCATCCTCAGACGCATCCGGGTTGTCCATCCCCTGACCGATCTTTGTCCCGTAGAAGTTCCACGAACCACCATTGATGCGAACCTGCGCACCGGGGCCAGGACCAGCAAGCAGACCATTCACCCGCGTCGACTTGAACCCCTCAATGACACCGCCATACCAGTCAACAGACGAGTTCCCGGTACCGAGGACACCACGCCAACCGTTCATCGTCGAGATGTACACCTTGCCGCTCACCGTCAGCTCGTTCGTGTCAATCTTGATGAACCACCGGTTGATGTCACCCGTCTGAGCCGACGACTGCGACACACCAATGTTCATCATTGCCGGGGCCAGATGATTGTCCGAACCGCCCCAGTTGATGCACGTATCCCAACAGTTGTTGATCGTCCAGTTGCCCGTCACGGCCATCTGAGTCGACAGGAACTTACGATCCGACCGGCCCAGCACACCCCGCATGAAGTTGAACGACAACGAATGCATCGCGGCCGGGTACATGGAACCGCCCGAAGCGAAGTCAATGAACTGGTGGGTGCTCGCGCCCTGAGAACCCTGCACCTGGAAGTTCGCAAACCATGCGTCATGCACGTCACTGCCGGGACTGTTCCACCACGACGACGTACCCGACGAAATCGACCCCCCTAGGGTGATCTCCGGGCCACCAAGCGAACCACTCGAAATGTCCGGGTTCTTCATCCCGTCATACCCCAACGCAACAACCTTCACCCCGTTGTACAGGGAACGAGGCGTCGTGAAAGAGATCGGACGCGACGGCAGAACAATCGCCGGCATGTTCCGATCCGTTGCTGCCTGCTGATCCGCAATCGCCGCGGTCAGCTTCTGATCATCCGTACCGTCATACTCATCCAGTCGGAAACCCTCAGCAGCCATCGCACGGATGTGCTTATCGACAGCGCCACCCCACGACGCCCACGACGCTCCCGTAGTCGGAAGGGTTGTGTCCCTGATACCAGCCATGTCACTCCCCGAACGTCATACCGAAAGCAGAACCAAAACCGGCAGCGCCGATCGGTGTAATGTCAGCGCGACCACGGCGCTTCCATAGGGCGGTGATCTTCACATAGATCGCAGCCATCAGGGAATCCGATGCCAGATGGTGCCGTCCGCGCCACCAGGATCAGTGGACGACACGACAATGCCGAGAGCCGCACGTGCCGCAGTGATGTCCGCCGCGGTGAGCACAGAACGCCCAACCGTGGTCGAGTTGCTGATCTGGGATGCGGTGAAAGACTTCGCAGAGTCCGCGGTGTTGTCAACGTTCCCCAGGCCCACATGCGTTTTCGTGATACCCGTGGGGGTGCCCGTGAACGCGGGGGACGCGAGTGGCGCTTTTGCCGCAAGGGCCGTATCCAGACCGGTGACGTTTGCCGTCGTGTGGGTGTGGCTCGAGGCCGCTTTCCCATCCAACGCCGTCTGTGTCGCGGTGCTGATCGGCTTCGCAAGATCAGAAGTGTTGTCCACCGAACCGAGACCCACATGCGTCTTCGTCACACCCGAGACGGTGCCCGTGAACGTCGGAGAAGCAGTCGGTGCCTTCGCGTCGATGGCGGTCTGAAGACCGGTGACCGTCGAAATCGCCTGCGTGCCGGTGTGGTTCGCTCGAGACTTCAGGTTCGCATCCGTGTCGTTCGCGGTCGCACCAGTAGAAACACCCGACAGCTTCGTCTTCTCCGTCAGCGTGTAGTACTTGACGGTCGTCGACTCGGCCAGATCAGCGAGAGTGGCATCCTCAGGAAGCCCCCCGCCCGTGACCTTCTCCCCCAGCGCATCCACCACGTCACCGTCAGCATCCAGTGCCGCAATGCCACCCGCAACACCCTTCATGTAGACAGGTGCGGGAACAGTAGGAGAACCCGGAGGCACCTCAACAGACCCCAGGTTGATGCCAGGGATCGTCGTACCAAGCTGAGACAGAAGCGGCTGGATCGCATACTCGCGACCACTCGCACCCGTCAGAGCTTCCTTGACCGTGACAGTCCAATCGCGCTGAGCAATATCAGGGTCGTCGGCGGCAGGGAAACCCGTGAAGATCGCAGCAGGAAGCACATACGTGTCCCACCACACATCCCACGCAGACCCATCAAACGCGACACCAAGCGCCACCTGATCTGCCGCACGCCAAGCCGTACGAACCGCAGCACGAACCGTCGCATCCTGCTGATCCGCCGCACCAATAGTCACCTGAACCTTCGCACCATCCGGGTAGATAGTGCGACCATCCGTGCGAGTGATGCGCTGCGACAGTTTGAACTGCACATTGCCCTGCACGGGGGTGTCACCGGGCGCGGTCATGTACACGCCGTATACGGGGATCAGATCCCACTGTCCAACCGGAGATGCCATAGGGGTTAGTCCTCTTCGCTAGGGGTACCGCGGAATGCGATGGACGAGAGAACAGACACAGCGCCGGCCAGGCCGGCAACCGAAACGATCTGACCCCAGTCGACATCCAGCAGCCCGGTGACGTTCGCGGTCAGGACCGCAACAGCAGCCTGAGCGACCGTCGAAACTGCGCGGTCGAACGTGTCGACCCAGAACTCTTTGCTTGCGTACTTGCTCATTCTTTTGTCTCCAAATGCTCATCAAACTTGCGCTCGAGCTTCTTCACGGCGTCCTTCAAACTCGACCCGTGATTCGTCGTCACCTCGTGCTGAACGACCGCCAACGCCGCCGACTGCTTAGCGAGAGACACTGACTGTTCGTCCTGCTTCTCCTCCACCACGGACAGGCGCTCCATCAGCCCTGGACGTGCAGGAACCCCCGCGCGTGCAGGCTCGCCGGCAACGTCATCAACGAAATGGTTGATCTTCCGCAGAAACGGGAACACCTTCACCCCCACCCAGACCAGCACGCCGATAGCGGCCAACCAGGGTGTTACAGGGATCAGGTCGATAATCCACGCGGGCATCAGCTCGAGAGTCGTTTCGCGGCGTCGTCGTTCACGGCCTTCGCGATCGCGGTGTAATCGACCTTCGCGGTCGGTGTGCCGGTGGCCTCCACGACCGCATCTGCGATCGCCCTGACCTGCTCCTCGGTGATGCCACCCGACTGTGCAGCAGCGTTCGTCGACGCGAGGAACCCGGACGCGGGGAACTGCACGGGCTTTCCACCCGAGACCGCAGCGCCCCCCTTACCGTCCTGCGCCGTGACCAGGTGCCCCCACACGTTCTGCGGGATGACCTTGATCAGCGCAGAAACGCCCTTCTCGAGAAGGTCGATACGCTCCCACAGCGTGGGTCCGAGCTGGCCGTTCGCGCCGAAGCCTCCAGGCCGCGCCTCGTACTGCAGAGCACGCTGCACGCTGTAGCGGATGTTCTTCAGGTCTTCCTCATTGAGGGGCATGTCGTCCTCCGTGGTTGATCCGCCCGCAGTTGAGCCGAGACGGTTAGCGATGAAAGGCACAGGATCTACCTGTCCAGTGTTCGAGTAGTGCACGTTGCCGGGGGTGACCTCGAAGTGAAGGTGGTCGTCGCTCGCGGTTCCGGTCTGCCCCATGATGCAGAGCGGGTCACCCTCACGAACCCACTGCCCGACCTTCACCAGCAGAGACGCGGCATGCAGCGACTTGGTGAAGAACCCGTCGTGCTGCACCCACACCTGAATGCCACCACCAGACCAACCACCCGGTGTCCCAGCAACCTTCACCTGACCCGACTCGACCGCCCGGATGATCGTGAACGTGTGCGAGAAGTCAGTCCCCTTGTGGTTCTTCGACGCGTTCGGAACGTTGATGTTCCGTGGGCCGAACGGGGACGACACGTACGGTTTCGATGTTGAACCGTTAGGCCAAACAGTCATTGCGGTGCCCCTTCCGACTTAGGCGTGTTCGTCTCGGGCGGCGTCGTACTCGAAATGCTGCTGCTCGCGGATGATGCCATTGCTCCAAAAGATCGTCTGGAACCAGCCGTGCTCGTTCAGCAGGTCGGCATGATCGAACCAATCGAGGGTGTCGATAGCGAGACCATCCGGGTGCGCCGAATCGTCCGGGTGGCGCGAGTAGACACCGACACCGTCCTGCCACTCCTGCCACAACTGGCCCTGGAAATCACGCGACAGTCCAGCGGCATCAACCGAGAGCGGACGCCCCAGTGCCGCATCGAGTCTTGCGACCGATGCGGCGGCGGGCGCGTCCAACCATCCGCGGTGATCGGTGAGTTCTACGGCTTCCATCAGTTCCCCTTATCCGTACAGCGGGCGGTGTCGGTACGCAGGTTCGACACCACGAATTCCGTAGTAGTCATCGACGATGTTGTAGCTCGGGCGCGACCCGTTGTACTCCATGAGGGAGTCCGCCATTTCGTTCGGCCACAGCGCGCCAAGGATGTCGACGTACGCCCAAATCCGGTTCGTGTAGGCGCCGGATCGGTAGTAGGTCGTGCCCTCGTACTGTGGTTCGTCCGACGTGTTGAACCACAGCACTTCGAACGTGGGGTTGCGGGTCCAGTAGACCTGCTGAAGAAACCACCCCTGCATGTTCGATCCATCTGGGGTGACATGATCGAACAGCCACTCACCGCTCAGGCGTGCATACTCGGCGGCAACGGTCATTCCTGCAAGGTGAGAGTTGCTGTACAGCAGCCCATATGCGCCGTTGCCCTGTCCTGGCCCCATCCGGTAGATCTCATGGATCGGGATGTTGTACCGCACTTCGCCTTGCAGGTCGATGCCCGACTTGATCGACGAGTCGAACAGTTGCCGCCACCGAGTGCATGCGCGGAGGAGTCGTGGACGGTCGTCGAAGAACGGCGCGGCGATCATCTCCATGCCCAGACCCCACGCTGCCCAGTTGTTCGGGCGGGTGTAGGCGATCGGCTCGAACGTGTCGAACGCCAGCTCGAGCACAGCCTTGAAGTTCGCTTCAACAGTCGGTGTGTATGCGACAGAACCGCGGACCATCATCGCGGCCTGAACGAACAGCGGCCAACCCTCAAACCACCGCAGGGTGCTTCCGGGGTTCGTGTCGAATGACGGGGTGAGCGAGTACTCGGAGAGGATCGCGACGACCTGTTCTGCGTCCGACTCGTTGCCGTTGACAAGGTAACGCCATGCGTAGTCAACGCACGGCATCAGGTCCGCACGGAACAGTGCCAGTGCCTCAGTGGGGTCGCCCGTGTCGCCGTAGTTCTCCGGGAAATACCACACGTCAGCCGGTCGCATGATCGTGTGCGTTGCGGGACGAGACATCACAAGGTTCCACTTCGACTGCATGCGAGGCGTCATGGTTCCGGTCGTGATCTTGTCCCGCAACGAATCGATCCGCGCGGGGTGAATCAGTGGCCCGCCGAACTTCTCCGGGTGAGACCTAGTGCGCGCATCTTCTGCGAGAAACAGTGTCATCGTCGCTCCCAACGCACCCCAAGCAGTAGCGCCGTCGAAAGGAACGTGTCTTCTGCATCGTCACCACCCAGTCGGGCGACGGTCAGACGAATCGTGTTCTCGTGGGTGCCGTCCAACGCCAGGGCATCAGTCGTCGGCGCCGCAATCACTGTGTTCTGTGCCGTCATGCCCGCCGTCACGTTCAGGACAGAACCCGCAGCATTCGTAGCCGCCCCGTCTTCCAGAACCGCCGCACGAAGGTTCCACCGCACACCACCAGAAGGCGAGGCGGTCGTTGTCGCACACAGCACCGTGAAACCCACCGAGTACACACCACGGGGAATAGTCACCAGCGTTCCAACGACCTTGACATCGTTGTCAACGAAAGCCCAAGCGGGCGCCGAAGCAGTCGTATTGGCGGACGGGGAAAGTGAGGACATCGTTGGCGGTCTGTTGTCGACCGGGCCGAAGCGGTTCGCGCCAAGAGTCTCCTCGGACCGCGTCTCCGTGGCCTGCAAGACCGCAGAAGACGAATCCAGCAGCAACGCGATGAGCTGATGGAGGGTCAGAGTCGCGGGATCGTACCAGCGGTCATATACCGGGTCCATGAGGAGTCCCGGATCGACTGAACCAAGGAAGACGTTGCAGGCGCCGGGGACGCGTATCGGGTAGCCAGTTACCTCGTCGTACAGCCGGTAGACGATGTACACAGCGTCAGCCGCCGCACGCGTCTCCGTGTCGGGCGAAGACAAGTACGTCGCGAACGCCGTATCATTCGCCACCGCGTTCGTACCAGGAAGGCCACGCGGCTGGAAGAAGTGGATGTACTGACCCTCATCGCCCGAAATGACCGGCGTGATATCCACCGTCTCATACGGGACAACCTCAGCGGTCGCAGCATCAAAAGTACCCGCCCGCCCCTTAGGACCAACCGGACCACGGATGTTCGCAAGCCATTCAGCATAAAGAGGAAGCGCCATCAGAAGTTCACCCCCACAGCGTAAGAACCAATGTCACCGGTCTCGGTGTCGAAATATGTGCCCGGTCTAGGTGACGCAGGCCACGGCGGACCAACAAAGAAACCGATCGCCGGCGCCTTACCCATGTCGCGGATCGGACCACCACCCGCAAACGCCGTGAACACCCAAATGTCGTTCCGCACAGGAGGATGGAACCCGTCAATGCCCTCCTCCTCGAACAACGCCAGCTCGAGGACATACTTGACACCGATGCGCCCATCCGTGCCCGTCATCTCAGACGACGGGACAAGCCGCACCTCGAAGTAATCGGTCTCCGGGTCCACGCTGATCGAACGCGGCTTACTGGAAATCAGACCAGCAGGCCCAAACGCCTCAACCTCAGGGCGAACAGTGAGCCGGGGACTCCACCGCGACAGGGGCTGATACCCCAAAGCGTTCATGTTCCCGTAGTACAAAGCAGTCGACATGCAAGCCCCTAACGAAAAAAGCGCCCCATGGGGACGCGAAAACTCTTGCGGTGTACATACACGACGCGTACACTCAAACCATGAACAAGAAGCCGGTAGCCGCACTCGCAGTACTGCTAGCACTCACCCTCACCGGGTGTGCATCGGCCACGGGGAACGCGGCAGAAGAGGTAACGGCACCAGTCGTCACCGAAACCGCGGCACCCGAAGAAACCCCGGCTCCGCTCGTAGCCGAAGAACCCGCAAACGAAGCAAGCGGCCCGGATGCCAAGTTCCTCGAGTACGTGCGCGGTGCGATCCTGCCCGAGACTCAGATCGGCAACGCAACCGACCAGCAACTCATCGACGCAGGACACGAAGCCTGCCGACAGCTCGAAGCCGGAACCGCACTCGAAGACGTGCGCGTAGTAGAAGGTGAGATCGCCCACCCGTCGACCGGCGCCTACTACGACACCAGCGCGATCATGGGTGGGGCGATCCTCAACTACTGCCCCCAGTTTGCCTAGGTCAGGCGCTTCAACTCGCCAGACTCATAGACAACCGCGCCTACGAACCCGCCTGGGACCGTAGCAACCGATTTGGTGTCCATGCCGGATGCATACACATGCCCCGACGTCACCCGAACGGCACTGCCACCAACCTGAATCTTCGCCTCAGAATCGCTGACCTGTAGGACACCGTTGCCCTTGTAGACCTGGATTGTCGAACCATCCGTGAACACCTGAGCACCATTCGCAAACGCGATCGCACCACCCGAGATGTTCGGATCAATCGTCATCGAACCGACCGTGATCTTCCCGCCACCCGTAACAGTGAAATTACCCGTCATCGTCGTGTTGCCAGTCTGAGTCACGTTCCCCGCAATGTTCCCGGCACCATTCATATTCCACGGGCCGTTCTGCGTGAGTGTTCCCGTTGTGGTCACGTTACCGGTAATCGTCACATTGCCAGAGATGGTTCCCGCACCCGACAGATTCCACGGACCCGACACCGTAAACGAACCCGTCACAGTCGACGTGCCATTCACCGACATCGTGCCATTCACGATCAGGTTGCCGCCACCATCAACACGAATCGTCCCACCGATAATACGAATCTGACCATTCGTGACCGACGCCGCCTCAAGCGGGTTGGCTCGCTCCTGACGCTGCAAACGCTTCTCAATATCCTCGAGACGCGCCGCCAGCTTCCTATTCAGATCATCAGCCATACCTCTGCACCCCCGGCTTAACCACGTACCCCAAACCGCCCGACAACGAGATGACCCGTTGGGGATGAGAACCGTCCTCGATGAAGTCACTACCGAACACATGCAGGTCATGGATCGCACCCGGTGTCGCCATCGCAGGACCGACACCACCGATGTACAGGCTGTAATCCCACTGCTCAACCGGCTCATGCTGACGCGCGAACGCTGTGTTCGTTGCTGCCTGCAACCGTGTCGGATCTATCACGTCCGGGAAAACGTCGTCGGAGTCCATCACCGGAAGATCACCGATGCCATCACCCGTCAACGGTGCGAACGTGCTAATCGCATCCTGACCCTGGCCCTTACCAAAGCCGAGAAGCCCCGTGCGCTGTGCAACGTAGTCTTCCTCCGTGCTGAGATCCATGACGATCGAACCGGGTGCTCGAGCTGCAAGCAGGAAAGGTGTGCCGGATGCGATCTGAACAGCAACCCTCGCCTCATACCGCAGATACCCATTCGCATCCAGGTACGGGCGGAAGTCGATCTCAACCCCGTCATCCTCAACCTGCGACAACAGGTGCTCGGTGCGCAGTTTCTCCTCATGCCGCCATGCCGCGTTGAACGATCCTGACGAGTCCGCAGGAAGATCCAACGGCATCTCCCAGCCCGTCACAGCATTGCTCTTCGTCGCCGCGAGAAGGATCGACCGCACGGTTGCAGCACGCGACCGGTTGACAATGTTCAGGACACCCGACGCCGCGTTGTACTCGTTCACACCGTGCGGGTAACGAACACCCAACAGTGCGCGACGCAACTCGTTCGACTGGATCGTGAGCATGGACGCCTTCTCGACAAACCGGCGATTCTGAATCACCCCCGCATACGCAACATGCGTACCCCAGCGGTGAGTGATCGAATACTTGTTACCCCGAGCCAGCTCACGGATCAGCGACTTCGGAAGCCCCGCACCATGCAGATTCAACGCATGTGATGCGGACCCCTTCGACCCCAACTCCCGCGACCACCGGGCACCCTGCAACGGGCCAGACGTCTTGAACCCGAACTCGGGGGAACCAGACCGTGTGTTATGAATCCACGCCTCCCACATGTGAACCCCTAACTGAACGTATCCGGCACCTTCACCGACATCTGACCGGACCCCGAAACAGGCGACAGCGTGAGAGTTGCCGGCGAACCAGGCTTGATCACGAACGTCTCCGCACGGGAAACCCCGCCCTGCTGCAACACGTTGTTCCGGTACAACCAGCCGTTATCAAAATCGAGCCGGTGAGTCTGCCCCGACGTGAGCGCCTGAGACACAATGAACTGAGCACCACCCGGACCCGCCACCGCGTACCCCAACGGCATCGTGCCCGTCACCTCAATGACCGGGATCGCAGAAGCATTCCCGTAGTGGTGAACCGCCACCGAAGTGCCAGGACCGAACACGTTCGTCTCACCAAACAGGAAAGCGCCCGGCGCCTCCACGCGAACCTCATATGAGGCGATGGAACCAGGAACCAGAATTGTGGGGTCCGGGATGCGGACAGACTCAACATGCACCCACAGGGTCTTGTCGCCCTGGGCAACGAGCTGATCCGTGATGTCAATACCAGCCGAACCAGTCAGCTTGCGAATCGCATGCTCCTGCTCGAACTCGGAATCGGTCAGGATCAACCCGCCCCAAGCAATAGCGCGCCCCGGCAGGAAACCGGGAGCGGGGAACCGACCGTGAGCATTCTCACGATCCACCCGCTCCCGGTCGACCTCGGCGCCCGAGAACCCCGTAATCCATGCGAGCGTGTACGGAGTGCCACCCTGCGCGCCACCCTCGAAGGTCATTCCGCGCCAACGCAACTGTCGCATCATGCCCCCCTCAGACCAGAACCCAAAGCATCATTCGACTGCTCAACACGAACATCGACATAATCAAGCAGGTTGATGCCGCCCTTTGACTGCACGGTCACATTGATCGGCGGAAGCGCGGCAGGAGCCTGAGCCGACTGGCCCTGACCGAACATGCCCAACTCCTGACCCGTCCGCACCCAGACGGCCTCAGACCGTCCCTTACGTGCAGGATCAAGGCTGATGTATGCCTCGTCGTACTCCTCAGCGAACTTGTGAATGCCGCCCTGCGCATACGGGTAGATGCCAGGCTCGAACCCGCCACCAGCAAAGGCCTTCACGCCACCGGCCACGTACCCGCCTTCAGCGAACGTAATGCCGCCACCGCCTCCCTCTCCCTGAGCCACACGAGACGTGCCAATCTTGAGAATGATCTCGCGACCAGTGTTCTTACTGATGTATGAGTCAATCTCCTGTTGCGCGGAAGCAGTCTCGGCAAGAACCTGGATGGTCTTAGCGTCAGGCATACCCAGTAGGGTGTCTCGAAGCGTGGCCGCCTCTTCCTCGCTCGCTCCCATTTGGATCGCAGAGTCGTATAGCTTCTGGCGCTGCGCCTCAAGAGTCGCAGTAAACGCCGCAGTATCACCGTCAAGAGCGAGTTGGGCAGAAGCTGCGTCCCACGCATCCTCGGACAAGCCAACCAGCATCTCCTTGTTGGCAGCGCCGGCCTCAGTCGAGATATCCAACCCCCGAGCAAAACCCTCCACGCCATCATTGATGTTGCGTATCTGCTCATCAACCGCCCGCAGCGTCTCCTGGTAGTCGATGTTGGAGGTCACCGCGTCACGGTTCATGCCGTTCGCCTTGTCGATCGCCTCTATGAGATCCATGAACTGCGACTCGAGTTCCGCGACCGCATCAGCCTGCTCCATGTAGGAATCGGCGGCCGAAACAGCAACAGCGTCACCGTCACCCATTGCCAGGTTGAGGATCGTCTGCTCATCCGCAGTCTCGCCCGCAGCAGTCGCCTGCTCCGTCAATGCCTTCTTAAACGGCTCCATCTTGTCGAGCAGCGTCAACATCTGCTCATCCGTCAAACCAGCATCCTCGGCAAGCAACCGGAACGCCTTCTGAGCGGCAGGCAGATCCGAGCCAGCAAGCTCACCCAGTTCGCCGCCGAGCTTCATCACAGCCTCGCCAGCCGCAACAACCCCAGTCATGTCCTTTGCCGCAGCCTGGGCGCCACTCTTCGAGAGATCCAGCATCTTCGCGAGGCCACCAACCGCGTTTTCCGCGATCTTGATGTCCTGCGACGAACCGAACCCCTTACCAAGAGCAGCGTTCAGAACCTCAGCCGACGTGGAAGCAGAAGCCAGCTTGTTGTCAGTCACTTCAGCGCTGTCGCCCATGTTCTCCATCGCCTGACGCAACAGATCCAGACCCGCAGCAGCAGCCGCGAAACCAACAACGAACCCGCCACCCAGCTTTGCAAACTTACCCAGCTTGCCCAGAACCTTGTCACCGTCGAAGCCGAGACCAATCAATGCCTCCCGCAGATCATTGACCTTCGGAATGGCGAGCAAGATGCCGCCGCCAGCCAGGCCAGCGCCAGCACCAGCAGCAGCAAGACCGAGTCCCAGGTTCTGCGCCCAGTCCGGCAGACCGTTGAACCCATCCACAAGGGCGGTGAGCTGCTGCACGAAGAACCGAAGCGGCCCGTCAGCACCCTCACCCATCGAAATGAACGCGGTGTCCAGGGCGCCCGTGAATGCCTCCCAGTCGCCGATCAGGTTATCGAGACGCGTTGCCGCAGTCTCAGCCGCATACCCCGAATCGTTTACCTTGTCGGTCCACTCCGCGATGCCAGTAGCACCCTCCGAGTAGAGAACAGTCGCGGCGCGAACAGCATCCGAACCGAACATGATCTCGAGCGACGCGTTGCGCTGCTCATCCGTCAGACCGGACATCTGAGTCTTGAGCTGACCGGCAAATGCCTCAAGGCCAATGAAGTTTCCGCCCGCGTCATACGCCGAGATACCCAGGCGCTCCATCTCATCCGCAGCCTTCGCAGAGTTCGGCGTCAGGGCACCCAGCATCGTCTTGAACGACGTGCCCGCATCCGACCCGAGAAGACCCTGAGACGCAAATGCCGACAGCGCCGCGGTCGTCTCCTCGATCGAAAGCCCCGTCGAGTTCGCAACCAGAGCCGTCTGATTCAGTGCGGCAGACAGGTCAGTGACATCACCCATCGCCTTGCCCGCACCAGCAGCCAGAAGGTCAGCCACATGCGACATGTCCGAACCCTCAAGGTTGAACGTCTGAATAGCCGTAGCCGCAATGCCCGCAGCATCCGCAACCTCAAGACCACCAGCCGCAGCAAGATCAAGGGCACCAGTCAGACCGCCACCAAGAATGTCCTTCGCCGAGAGACCCGCCTTAGCCATCTCCTCGATAGCATTCGCGGCCTCAGTCGCAGAGAACACCGTCGCAGCACCAGCATCAAGCGCCGCCTGACGCAACGCATCCATGTTCGCGCGAGCATCCTCGCCAGTAGCCGCAACAAACGACATCGCCTGATCGAACTCAGCGAATTTCGCAATCGCCACACCAACACCGGCAGCAAGAGCAGCACCCATCGCCACACCAGCAGTACCCAGCAACTGCATCGACTGACGCGTCTGAGCCAACTTCTCAGCCTGCGTGCCAACCTTCCGAGTCTCCTCAGCGGCCTCACGCATGCCCTTCTTGAAGTCCTCGACAACAGCAGACAGTCGAACCTTGACAACACGATCAGCCAACTCACACCCCCAGGGACACGAAAAGCCCCTACGCTGAGGGGCATGAACTGGTCCCGAGCCCTCGTAGTCGCAGCAGTAATCTGCGCGACCGTGGCAATCGGAACCTGGGGCATCTACGCCCTGATGGGTGAACAACTAGACGAAGGAGCAGCAGTAACCGCACTCATAGCCGCAATGCTCGCGCTCGTCCTAGGTGGCGCCGCTCTAGTCAGCCGCGCCGTGCGACCTTCCACATCAACGCGTTCATCGAAGCCTTCGGGTTCTGCTTCTTGAACGCTTCCTGAGCGTCATCCAAAGCCTTCTGAGCCCAATCCATACGGGGCGTCGGAACCTCGAAAGCGAACTGGTTCGCCGGGTCGGAAGCCTCCGATAGTGGCAAGCCATGAGCACCACGCGGAACCCTTGAAGCGGCCACGTCCGCCAGAAGCACGGAACGATCCCAAGCCGAGAACTCAGGCTCACGAACCGTCACCGCACGAACCACACGGCCCGCATCGTCATACTCAAACGACGTAACCTCACCCGGCTCCCAACCCAACAGCCGGCGAGGAGAAACACCTAGTTCGCGGGCGAGGGAGACTTCCGGCCCGCGCGCGCTTTTCCCAGCGCCCTCAACTCCGACAACGGCCCGTTCACGTTGACACCCCAGATGACAATGCTCAGAGCGTTGCGCCACGTCGAATCGAGCACGCTCACCAAATCGGCGCGCGTCTGCTCATCCAAAACCTCACCGTCCTGGAGAAGACGCGGATACGCCAGCGTCACACCCTTCGTGTTGTACCCCGCCTCAACATCCGAATCAGAACCCGGACGGGCAGGGTTACGCTGCATCAGACCATCCCACACATCAGGATGAACCTTCTCCACAGTCAAAGTGACCTTCTCGCCACCCAAAACCACATCAACACTCTCGGACTTCACAACCTCGAGCTCTGCGCGCTGCTTCTCAATCAGCGCCTTCAGATCAATGCTCATACTCACCTCTCACCGTGCTCACCAAAGAAAAGGGAACCTGTGGGCGGTGCGGTGAGAAACACCACCCACAGGGGTATTGGGTTACGCGACCAGAGTCACGTTACGCACGGTCGGCTTCGTGATGAACACGCCATACTTCGCAGTGTCAACACCATTCTCAACAGGCGCATCCGGCCGACGAACACCCACAACACCCGTCACAATGTCAGCCTTCTGACCGGCAGCATGCACATCACCATTCGCCACAGCACGACGAACAACAAACTGCACTTCCTCCTGCGACACAGACAGTGCAAGAAGAATCTGATCCGCCGAAGTCATCGTCGCCGACTCGACAACAGTCACCTCAAGCGTCTCCGACACCTTGCCAGGACGAGACAGATCCTGAATAAGCGTCAGACGCTTATCCTCAACAGTTGCCTGGTTGATCGTGTGATTCCAACCACCAGCAGTGATGCCATAAGTGATCGGGGAAGCGGCCTCAAGAATTGCCGCAGACGTTGCGTCATCGCCATCCTCGACAGCAGTGATCCTCCAACGTCCATCAGACTGCGTGCTTGCTGGAACTCCTTCAAGAGCCATAGGGCACTCCTTTCATCTCCCCGTAACCGGGGCTTCGGTTCCCTTGGGGAGAGCCAAGGGGGCATAGAAAAAGCCCCATCCGGAGACAGGGCTTGAAATCAGTAGGTTCAGGCGGAGCGCAACGTGAACAGCAGGCCTAGATCGCACACCCACAGGCCAGGCTTGATCGACCGGTCAAGCTCAGCCTTACCGGCCTCCACCTTGATCGGAGTGCACTGACGACCAGTGACCACCAGGCGGTGACCAACGAACGCCGTCCGCAGCCTGTCAACGGCCCTCAGAAGCGCGCTATGCGTATACCCAACCACGCGCACATCCACGTCATACTCGCCCGCAGAATCGACACTCACGGCCTCCGTGAACCGTTCTGCGACATCAGTAGGAGACGGGGCGAACAGAATGTAATACGTCGCCTGCACAAGCTCATCCTCAGCAGTCACCAAAGCACTGTCGTGCACCGGAATGCCAGTCGTCGCAAGCCGCGCCTTCAACGCCGTATAGACAGCCTCGACACTCATGCGCCCACCGCCCTCTCGAGACCATCAGCAAGCGCCTTCTCAAGACCGTCATAGAAGTCAGCCTCGTTGTTCTTCAAAGCGTCTCTACCCGCGTGCTGGGGACTCGATCGGACACCGCCGCCGCCATCCTCCATGAACCCAAACGATCCTTGACGGCGACCGGGTGTAGGGCCGATCTCTGCTTCGATGACCGTCGCCTTCTCCTCAGTCTCGTAGCCAACTGACGCACCATAGGCAGTCAGGCCAGTGCGAGCAGCAGCAGTCCGCCACTCATCGCGGATGTTGAACGCCGTGAATTGCAACGCCTTGCGGATGAACGGACGAGCCTCGACCGGAGCCGCTGTAAGATCCTTCGCCAGATCATCCAACTCGGAGAAGTCGGACATCACGAAACCTCCGTGACCGGATACCGCCACACGGTGACCTGGCCGACACCGGAACGCATCCCCGTCAGGAACACGCGCCCCACCATCCCCGGGTCAGCAGTCGAAGCAGTCACACGAACCGACACAGACGCCCCCACGGACACAGACCCCACAGGCACATGCACCTCGCGCTGCATCGTCGCCGGCGCCTGACCCGCAATGCTCTTCTCAGACACCACAGACGACGACACCTTCACGCGGGCCGGCACATTGGCGGCAACCACAGTCTCAACATCGATTGGTTGCAGGTTCTCGTCTTGGTCCCTCGCGACCGTGAAAAACGTCACCGTCTCCGTGAACCGTTGAGCCGCCATCCGACGCCCCAACCCCAACGCCGACAGGACGAAACTCACGTGTACGCCTCAACGATCCCAATATCACCACGACCGAACGTGTTCCGAATCGACTGCTCAGCATGCTTCGTCAACGAAATACCGGTCGTCTCCCCACCGTTCGCAAACGCCGCCCGGAAATCATCAATCGACAACGATGACAACCCGCCCCCCGAGATCCCGCCCGTCACCTCAAACATCTGCAACGCCTGAGCGGCCAACACCAGACACAGACGCTTCAACTCCCCCGGTGCCGTCTCAAAACCCCACGTGAACGTCACATCCACCGGGTCATCCGAACCCACCAAGATGAACCCAGGCCGATACCGGAAATCGACAGGCGAACCATCCCGCACCACCGCATCCACCGACACCACCGGCCACTGAGGCAAATCCTCGCGACCAAACGTCGGATACGCCACATACGTAGACGTCTCCCGCGGATACACCACCTGACCGATAACGAAACGGAGGTGATCGGATGCCGCCTCAAGCAGCGCATCGACCTGTTCCCTGTCTTCATCCACATACGTGGTCTTCAACAGTGTTTCCAGATCCTCGACAGCAGCAAAAGCAACCATCCGATCACCCCCTAATCAGTTACGCCGTGGCGTCGAACTCAACGACCGCAAGAGCAGTCGGACGAACGACCTTCGCGCCGTACACGTGAAGACCCTTCACACCATCAGCGAATCGCTTCTCGAGACGCACGGCCTCAACCGAAGTGATCTGCTCAGCGAACGTGGTCGCCATACGGTGACCAGCAATCGCGATGCCACCAGTCGCGGCCACATCAGTGACAGCGGGGAGGTTGTTCGACTTGTACAGCTCGAGTCCAGCGATCGACCCGATGTAGCCGTTCTGACGGGCCGCGGGTGCAGCCTGGTCGCCAGGGGTGATGAACGTGTCGAGCTTCAGCAGACGACCGTGCAGGGCCGGGGAAACGACCGCGAAACGGCCCTCCTCCGGTACGTTGTCCGTGTCGAGCGTCACCGCAAGATCAACGAACGTGTCATACAGGTTCTTCGCGGTCGTGTGGATCGCAACCGTACCCAGGTC